ATTTTTTTTCGACTCCCGTACCTTCCACCACATTTCAAAGAGGTTTTTTATTACCAGAGATAGCGCACCAAGTATTGATGCAACTGCCGCCCACTCTGTCAGGCTGTGTGGAATCATAGCCTCAAAATAAGATTGCGTGACAGGTGTTTGCTCTGCGACTTTCAGGCCGATGCCAGTGCCAATAGAAGCATATCCAGCCTTATCAATCACCTGCCCTGCCGTTCCGCTTATAACCTGCTCTGCGACTTGCCTTAGTGCTCCGTTCATTGCGTGTCTCGCTGATGATATGTTTCCAGCACTTATAGATTTGAATCAGCGAAAAAACAATGGCGACCACGCCAAGAATAATGTCCAATTTCGCCGCCCCATTTAAAAGTGATGGAAAGGATGAACAGATGGATGCCGATAATAATAAATGCGTACTGCGCATGAAGCGGCGTTTCTACAGGCGTGATAAATTCCCATACGAATGACTCTATCGCAACCAGCCATTCGTAAAGGCTCATCGTCAGCACGCAGAGCGCCATCTTTGTACTTTTGCGCAGCGCAATAGCCGGAAACAACCAGATCATAGACTGCGCAAGGTAATACAGATATTCGGCGGGAAATGAATCAACAAGCACCCATCCAAGATACACAGACATCACCATTGCCGGAATGAACACCAGAAACGCAACCATACCCGTGCAGGCAAAACCCAGCACATACATGATCATGATGGCAATATCTGCGCTGAACATTATTTTTTACCGCGCGATGGTGAGCGGGTAGAGCCGTTTGGCTTCACTGCGCCAGTTTTGCCGCCAGTTTTGGTGTTACCAGTAGCGCGCGAACGAGAAGGCGAGTTGGTTGAACCCATGTTTAAATCTCCTGTTGTTTGATTAGCATGATTTTAGCATATTCCTGTTGACGTAGATTGAGAGGGTGTTTATAGTAATGACGTAGAAACAACAATAAATGTTAGAGGTGATGAAATGAGCAGTAACGCAAAACATTATGATTATTACATGGTTGAAGGTGCTGATGTTAAGAAAGTTATTGACGCATATGATGACATCCAAAAGCGCCGCAATGAAATTCTCGGTGATGCAATGAAAAAGGTTGGCGCTATCGCATTTACCACAACGCGCAGTTGGGGTGCTGTTGGCGGAGGCCTGCTTGAGAGTTTTGTGTGGAGTAATCAGTTTGAATTTCCGTGCCAAGTGACAATAAAGCGCGAAGAGTTCTGGGGAGGTCAGCGTGTAATTGTGGCTCGCGGGAAAGGAAACACAAAGGATGGTCGCGAATACAACAAAAAGCTGGACGCAGTGATGCGCGAGGCAAACGAGAAATTAAAGTTATTGCCAGAATGGAAAGACTACATCGTTAATCATTATGGAATTGCGCGCACAGGCATTGGTGAGCGATCTGGTCGCGGATTTGGTTTTGCAATGCTGTCTACTTATGGCGGCAAACACCCGCAAAGGGATGATTTCCTGATTTTTGCTGTACCAAATACAAAAGATGAAGGTCACGGGCAGGTAGAGATACCTGATAACTTTAAGCAGATAACCTACGGTCAGTTTTACGATATTGCTAATTCTGGTGATGAGGAGTAATTATGGCAAACATGTCATACTGTATGTTCCGCAATACTATGGCTGATTTCAGAAATTGTGTTGATGCACTCAGCAATGCTGGTTCTATTGATGACTTCAGCGTGCCAGAGCGTTGTGCCGCAGAGCAAATATATTATCTGGCTAATGCGTACATTGCAAACTATGAACTTTTATTAGAGGAAAGCGGTGAATGATATGAAAGATGAATTCAAGGGTACGAAAGGTGAGTGGAAGTGCGTTAAGCGCCATGAAGTTTATACTGATGTAGTTGATGATAATGGATTTGTGATCATTAGGGTGATTAATTCTATAGCAATTATCCCTGGCTGGGAGAAGGCTGGGTTTGAACACTGGAGCGATGAAGGCGCTCATAGGGATGTATCACGCATTGAGCATTTGTCGAATGCAAAGTTAGTAGCCGCAGCGCCAGAATTGCTCGAAGCACTTCGCCAGCTTCGCGATTACGTTGAGGATGTTTGCGCAGTATCGTCGGATGATTGCCATGATGACCACCCATTAAATCTGGCAAACAAAGCAATCAAGAAAGCATTAGGAAAGAAACAATGAAAACACTCAGCAAAATCTATTCAGACAAAGAAACGCGCAACGGAATCGCTGTTAACAAAACCTATCTCGTGCCAGTTGAGCAAATCTATCTGGAGCCGGGATACAACATCCGTGAGGCAGATGAGCAGCATGTGGAGTATTTCGCACAGTGCTGGGAATCAGGTCAGCCATTGCCAGCATTAACAGTTATTCCAGACGAGAAGGGAATGCGCATTCTTGATGGTCAGCATCGCTATCTCGGCGCATTGCGTGCCATTGAGCGTGGCGCACCAATCGTTCGCATTGAGTGTAAGGATTTTACAGGAGACGAAGCAGATAAAATCGCCTTCATGGTGTCATCCAGCCAGGGTAAGCAGCTTGACCCGTTTGAGCGTGCAAAGGCTTACACGCGACTGAAAGGTTTTGGCTGGACGAATGAAGAAATCGCCAGGAAGGTAGGGCGTTCAGTATCTGACGTGCAGATGCACCTGTCGCTGGGTGATGTGCCAGCGGAAGTAAAAGCGCGAATCAGCGCCGGGCAAATAAGCTATGCAAATGCCGTAGCAGTAACTCGTGAGCATGGCGATGACGCGGTTAAAGTTATCGACGAGGCAGTTGAAGAAGCTAAAGCACAAGGCAAAGACAAGGTCACAGCCAAAGTGCTGAAGTCGAAAAAGATTAAGCCAGTAGACCGCCTGATTGAGTTATTGAAGCCAGCAGACCATGTGATTCTCCCTGCTGGTCATGTGGTGGCAGAGGATGAGGAATTTATCCAGATTCCTGTCGCTGACATTCACGAGGTTATGGCAATTCTGGAGAAGATGTGATGAACGCCGAACAATTCATCGAAAAACAACTTCGAACCAAGCTGCCTGAAATCGACCAGATGGCAATTGATGCGGCAATTCAGTATTACAAGCGCAATCAGAGCGCAAAGAAGGGTGGCATTTTTGAAGAATGCCTGAAGGTTGCAAAACAGCACATGATTAAGGTGAAGTGATGAAACTAAAAATCAGCAAATTATTACTTGAATCAGCATTAATATTTCAGGCGCGCAATGATGTGCGCTACTACCTGAATGGCATCTGCTTTATGCCTGATGGTCGCATTGCATCAACTGACGGTCATCGCGCATTTATTGGCGGCAGCCATGACAATAAGCTGACAGAAAATGTGATTATCAAGATTGGCAAATCTCAAACAAAACGCTATGACTACGCCATTATTGATACCAAAACGAAAATTGCAACGTATCATGATGAAGCTGGCGTGATGGTTGGCGCTGGTATCTGCGAAGAGATTGATGGTCGATTCCCTGACATTGACCGCGTGATACCAAAAGAAACGAAAGCAGCAGAGGAAATTGGCTTCAATGCTGGCTATCTGGTTGATATCGAGAAAGCTGCGAAGCTGTTTAATCCTAAATTCTGTGGCGTTAAGTTTGAGCTGAATGGAAACACAAATGCCGCAGTTTGCTGCCTTAGTTCGCCAACTGGTGAGACTGCGAAAATTGTTGTTATGCCGATGAGGATTGATTAATGAGTGCAGAGATGAAGCCATGCAGGCTTTGCGGAGTTAAGCAAAGCGGCGTCGATGAACATAATAATGAATACGAAAAGTTGGTAAGTATTATTCTTCGCTCCGGAGATGAAAGGGAGTTACTTGAATTAATTGATATAATGAGGGGTAAGATAATAACATCTGTAACAACATCGGTTGGTAGCAGCAAGCTGGCATATGAAGACCGCGAACTTTATCATGTTCAAGTCATGCATAACGCAATATCTTTACTGCGTGAAAAGCTAATTTCCAGACAGTAAACCAAAGCCCCTTTACGGGGCTTTTCTTTTATCACGCCAGATAAGTATCATCCTCAAACCACGAGACATACGCATTGATATTCTGCACCGCAGTATCCAGTGATGTTATGCGAAGCAAATACGTCGTATTTGGTGCCATGATAATCTGCTCGCCGAGTTTCGCCTGCGAGTTACCCTGACCCTGATTCGATGCGTTGCCCTCACTGTATGTTGCTGCTACCGTCAGCTGCCCAATACTTGTGATCGTAGAGCCAGTCAGAAGCTGCGCCGTTGCAGTATGCGACGCTATGTCATTTGGGTTATTAATCTCCGCAGCAGTGCCGCCAGTGGCTACAGCTCCACGGTAGATTGACGCTACGACACCCTTACCGGTGTAGCCGATGATGCGTTGATTAAAAACGACCTGTTTTGAGCCGGTAATAAAAATGCTGTCAAGGTTAGCTCCGCCAGCAACGTCAGTCACGCGACGCGATGCGGTGAATAACTTCCCTTGCTTGTTAGCAAACTCTGCATAGGACTGCGCGACAACCTGACTTGATGGTACTGATGTGGCAGATCGCCATACCAGGACTTTCAGGGATGCAATGCCAGCTGGTATTTGTGACTTAATCACCTTCAGTCGCAGCGCCACGCCATAATAATTATTATTGTTGACGTCAATCCAGAAATCACCAGACGCAAACGGCGATACCATTACGGAAACAGCCCCGCTTGTTAATGGCTCATAGCCACCGGAGGAATTTAGCGGCACAATCTGTACCTGCAGTGCTGACCAGTCTGCTGACATGGTTTCGCTAAGCAAAACCTCTCCATCAGCCGGAGTTGTGTTTATTTCGTACCTGATAGCCATAGAACCCCCCAATAAAAAACCCGCATTATGCGGGTTCAGTTTACTCTGCTTTCTTTTTCTTTGTCGTCTTTTCTTGTGGGGTTGCGACTTCGAAAGACTTTTCCAGCTCCGGCATAACGCGCAGCTTTGACATCAGATGCTCAGCAGGCTCTGTGATAACCTCGCCAAGCTGCAATTCACGAATCTTGCCTTTCTCTTTAACAAATATTCCGCGTGCGATGACTTCGTATTTAGCCATTTTTTACCTCCGAAAGACTCTGCTTAAGGAGATAACCCTCAAGCATCCAGATTTTATTTACCGCATTCTCTCTGGCAATCTTGCGACCAATTTCAGCATCGAAATTCTCTGGACTGGCGCAGGCGCTTTCTCCGGTCACGGTGAATCCGTTTTTCAACACCAAGACGCAGAAAGTGAGCAACTTCAATGGTGATAAATCACGATCGCCTTCTTCTGGTTTTTCCCTGCCACAATATTCGTTGCTGGAAATGGCGCCATTACGTCCATCATAACCCGTAAAGTAGTGCTCGCTGACAATGACGTCTTCAATGTGTTTTCTGGTTACTCGTGACGCTTCACTGCCTTTGTCCTGAATCTCTTGCTCAATGCCTTTATTACCCATGGTGACCTCTAATGGTTACAAAGGGGCTTTCGCCCCTTTTTTATTACAGCGGAGTTTGCGTGCCGTAGCCGTTGAACACTTTGGACTTACCAGTGAAATCCTTACGGATTTGCAAACCGAAAGCTGACCACACCATAAAGTTAAAGTTATCGTGCGGGTTGTCACGGGCTGCCGCATAGGTGGAAACAGGCTGAGCAACACGCGGACGGATGTACATGTCGTTGCGAACGTAGCCAACGAAATGGTTGCCAGTCAGCAGGAAGTTGGTGCCAATCTTGCCGATGCGACCATTGCCAAACTGCGTGATGTACTGTTCAACAGTTCCACCTTTGAAACCTGCTGCATCAGAATACGGACGCATGAAGCTACGACGCACTGCCGGGGAAACCCACAGAGTCACCTGCTCAAATACGTTCTGCGCATCCAGAATAGCCTGGAAATCCTGGTTGAAGAAGGTCACGATTTCATCTGGCGTTGCGGTTTGCAGGTCGATATTCAGGTCGCCGGAAGCATTCAGGTTAACCTGAATGGTGTTCGGGTGGTTGGTGATACCGTAACCAGTGTAAACGCCGTTCACGTTCAGAGTCTGGTCGCCGGTCAGCAGGTACTGCGCCATATCGGAACGCAGGTTGAAGGTGACGTTAGCCTGATCATCCAGCAGCGAGTCAAAACCTTCAGACTGCATACCCAGCAGTTCGCGCCATTCGCGGCTGTAGCCAGTTTTGAAGATCGGAATCACATCGCCAGTGTAATCGTAGCGAGTTTTATCCAAATCCTCCGGCTCCTGACCAGACAGAGTGCGGACGACCTTGCCAGCATCGGAAGCAATGCGGCTGATTGCCACAGTCTTGCCGATGTTGATGTTTGCCGCGATACCCATCAGGTCAGCCATCATATCCTGACCAGCTTCGTTGCGGAAAACGCGGGTGGTGACGTCATCCACGTCGCGCCAGTAATCTTTCGTTACCAGTGCGGTGGCGTTAACGCCATAGGTTTTCGCCAGCTCAGCTTCTGCATTGCAGAACACTTTACGGTCGATGGTGAGATGTTTCCACTGGTCAGCCACCACTGCGGAGTTGGCTACCAGGTCTTTGGTAAAAATAATCTTTTCCATTATTAAGCTCCAGCAGGCATGGAAGCATTGCCAGCGCGACGAACTGCAACCAGCTCAGCGCCGTCAGAGGCAACGGTGTAAGTTTCATAAGAATAGAACAGGATGTTGTCCCCATTACCAGCAACTTTCAGCGCACCAGCACCATTACTTGCCAGCGGTGTGCCTTTCTTCAGCACAGAAGATGCAGCAACTAATGCATGGTAGGTGACGCCAAATTCACACTGCACAGCCATGCCAGTAGCATTAGCCGGAACCGCTTCAGATACATCACCGCCGCCGATGTAGTTGTGCTGAAGCACATAAGGGAATCCCTGACCGCCAGCTGTGGCGTGTGCGATGATTTTGTCATCAGTATTGAAATCAACCAGTGCGCCCGGCTGCAATGCGGCATTCATGATGCCTTCACGAATCTGCGGGTCGTTTTTGCGAGCTGGGCCACCAATGATGGTGCCATAACGGATAGTAGCCATTATTCCGGTGCCTCCATATCAAAATCGTCATCAGCGTGGTTTGGCTGGAAGCCACCCTTCAGCGCAGCAGGTTTGCTGGTCAGCGCATAGGTTTCACGCAATGCGTCGCCTTTTAGTGCATTCACAGCGGATTCCGGCAGTTTCAGTTCAGCGATGATAGCAGCACGCATCGCAGTTTCTTCCTGCTCAGTATTCGCCTGTAATTGCTCTTTCAGCTTAACGTTTTCTGCTTCGATGTCGGTCAGCTTCTGGTTGACAGCTGTCAACGATTCCTGAACCGGCTTGAGGGCTTCAGCGAGTACCGCCTGTAATTCCTCGTTCGTCATTGAGATTTCCCCTTCAGTTGATTTTACCGGCTCAAGTTCAGTCTTATAAACAGCCTTGACCCGCTCACCGACCAATTTTACCACATCATCTTCAACGATGTAGAACTGCTGGAAAATCTGGCCTTTGATTTCAAATCCGACGCGGTCGTCGTACACGGCCACGATATAAGGCCAGACATCTTCGCCGACTTCAGCCTTCAGAATCTGGCGAATCTGCTCGCTGATGTTCTCAAACGACAGGTCTGATTTATTGGTGATGTAGTTGATGGCCTTATGTAGCCACGATTTATAATTAATCTTGTTGGCGCTTTCGTCAGGCACGGTTGAATCCTCAAGGTTTACAGTGATGCGTTCGATTTGCTCACCGTTGGTGGCAAAGATCCCCACGCCATCTTCTGGCGTTCCGGCTCCCGGCACTCCCGGCGGCAGAATGGCGAGATGGTCCCACTCCATGTTACGGGCAATCCATGTGTATTTTTTGCCTTTGCTTGTGCCTTCCGCAGCTTCGCGATTGAGCAACAAGCCAGTGGACACATGGATTGGCTCTGCGCCTTCAGCGGAATTCATCAGCGCCTCAATGCGACCAAGCAACTCCTGACCTTTCTCTGAGCGTTCAGCGATGACTTTGTTTACCTTCAGGTCTACCAGCGCTTTGCTGCCGTCATGGGATGAGTTTTCAATCCATGCGCCAACGCTGAACTGGTTAGCAGCGCGGGTCATGCTTGCGGAGACGTACTTACCATCAATCATCGGGTGATTGTATGGCGCTGGCTTGCCATCAAGACCATGATAGCTCTTGCGGATTTCCTCACCCGGATACAGGCCATTATTCATCACTACATCGTCAACCACTGGTACGACGTTTTTGATCACGTAATGCGGGTCGCCATCAATGATTTGCTCACTGATATTGCTGGCTGAGTTGATGGTTGTCAGGACGTTAACCTGCAATTTATTATTCATGTGCTTGAACGCTTCCACTTCTGCGAGGCGTTTTTTGGCTGCTTCTTCTGTATCGTATTCGCCAAATTGCTGTGAGCCATCTTTCGACTTGACCATCCACTTATCGCCAATCTTGACAATCATGGTTAACTCTCCACGGTTAGTTTGTGGTCGAATTATAACACAGGGAGATATAGCACCATGAGGCGGTAGCCAGTGCAAACAATGGCGAATTGGTGAGTGCGTATAGCGTGAGAAAGTAAGTGATAGGGATTATGTTCATGGGCTACCTCCTGATTAAATGATAGCAGCCCATGATGAACAAAAGATATACGGAGTTAGTCTGAAATCACATCATCCATGAATGCTAGAGCAGCGCCAGATAAGCAAAACAGTGCGCCATAGCAAATCATCTGGTACAGAGTATCAGCCTCAAATACCCTTGCGAATGCGTAGGCTGATAATATCCACAGTAATGGGATCATAAACCGGCCTCCTGTTTTGCGCGGTGTACGTATGACATGAATTTGCCAATTGGCATCTCCTTGCGGATTTGCGCCAGAATTGCTCCGTGAATCATCCTTTCCTCGCCGTAATATAGCTTATCAAGCCGCGTTTTAATAAGTGCTCGCGTGCGCTTCATGTGGTCGCGTGCCTTAAGTGCTTTCTCATGCCAGACTCGGTCATTCTTCTTATCCGCATATTGAAGTTGACGCTCAACGGTTTCGATTTCAAATGCCAGTTGCACGTCATAATCTTCAAGCTGAATGATGTCTGCTTTCATAATGTCGTTTAATTGGATAATCATTTTTTCACCTTTAGGCCTGCTTGTTCGAGTTCTTCAATAAGCTCATCTGCGTAAATTACATCTCTGTCGAGGTAATACTCTCCGGGAAATTGATTAGGAAGCTCAATCTCAATTGCTGCGCGCGATGCCTGCCATGCTTCCCACTTATGATTTGTTTCAAGGTGGTTATAATTTCCATTTTCATGGCGACACAACATGATGCTTCTGTGAAAATCAGAATTAGTCGTTCCGCTAACCCATAATTCGAACTGCTCTCTACTCGTCATCTTTACTTCCTCCACTATCCAGCCCATCTTTCTACGGTTATTGGCAATAAACTCATCTGATGTCACAAACAGAGTTCTGCATGATTTATGCTTAATAGCCCATCTCATTTAGTACATCCTCAGCAAGTTTGCGGAACATAATTTGCATCCTTGCCACCTTGCGCCACTCAGCTTCGGTGAGAATCACATCCTCCTGCTGCGGGATTCCTGACATTTCGCATGGCGGTAGTGGCTCATACTCTTGCTTCTTGCGTTTGGCTTTCCCCATGATGACCTCTTACATTGCGAAGCAGTGAATTGAACAGGTTGCTGACGTTAACCTCCTGCTCACGCCATGAGTAACGCCATAGCTTCTTGTGGTGGTCATAGCTTCGCGTCACATCACCGTTATGAAGCATAATGCGAATGCGGCTTGTCACGATGCGATAATCAATGCCAGTCGCTGAGCTGATTTCTTTCACTTCCGCACCAGAGTTATCAAGCAAATGGCACTTAATCGCATCATCAATGCCCGCAGTATCATCAGAGATAAAGTATTTATACTGCCACTTTCCGCCGCGAATCACTGACTTCTCGCGGCGAATGAAACCAAGCGCAAGCATCTCATGCAGACGATGCGTTGTGGTGCTTGAATGCTTACCGCCGCAATGCTTTTCAATATATGCACGCGTTGCTCCGGGATGATTGATAATCACGCGCATAATTTGTGATTTATAATCCATAATCACGCTCCTGTGTCGCCTGGTTGAAATCTTCCGCTGTGTATAGGTGTCCGTTGCGGGTGTTCCATCTTCCCCTTGCGCTACGTAATCTGACGTATTCTTCACTTTTCTTGCCACAATCAAGGCATTCAATAATCCATCCGTGAGGTACTGCGCAAGGAACAACCCTTAAGCCACCGCAATTATCACACTCTAGCAATCCGTGCTCATTCATCATCGGCATATATGGCACTGTCATTTTATCCATTCTCCAAGATTATTAAATTTAGGCGCATCGCCAGACCAGTCGATAACATCTTTCTGTTGGCTGCGCTTACGCTGCAGTCGGTTACGCACCTCTCGTAGTTCGCACTCCAGCCATTCACGAGTGCGCTCAACTTCATTTAGTCGCTGGATTAACGATTCTTCGTACAGCTCGTCATGCGCCATTTATAATTTCTCCCGTAGAATTTGATAACAACGTGCTCAACGCACAGATAACCTTCATCCTCAACCGTTACTGGTTGAACTATAAACCACCGCAGATATAAGTTCGTCAGCCTTTTCACGACCTACAACCTCCGCTTCAAGCGCTAGTGAGCACATGGCAGTTTCCACAAACTTAATGGTATCCTCGCGAACGTTAAGTATTTCCATAACCTCGCGAACCTCCTTCTGGTATCTCGCTGCTATTTCTTTGTATTGCATTTCCACATCACCTCTTTCGTTGTGGTACAATCTACGTCAATAAGTATTGACTAAGTGACGTAGATTCGTCAATAATAAATTTCGAAAAGGAGTAGTAAATATGCCAAGAGCACGACGAGAGCCGATGGACATTATCACCAGCATTGTGGAGAAGCGGCAGCCGCTGACACTCCGTGATGTTCGCTACTTTGCCCGTTGCTATGTGGCACTGGCTGATATGCCGAAGGATGATATGTATGATTTGATTCGTGCTAACTTCAGTGTTGACGAGAATAATAGGGTGACAATGAAAGAGGATGAGAAATGATAACAAGATATAGATTGCTTAAAGGTGGTGCCTGCGATTTTGTCGGAGCACCAGCAAATGTTCGTTTGGCGATACGGCACAGGATGGATAATCGTTTGGCATGGTGTGAAAAACTGGAAACTCACGCCACCATGTGGGAGCCAGGCAAAAAGAACACGTATTTCATTGGCAATAAGGAGAATTGGTTTTTGGTTGGTATTCGTGAGCCAGTAGCAGGCGACGAGCAAGACCTTAACGAGTGCATTGGCGCGCCGGAAGCTGACGCGAAACGAGGCGGACTTATTGCAAACTCCAAACCATTTGCTGGCGATTTCTTGCCTGAAGGGTATCCGATTTTTGGTCATCCCAATTGCCGATGCAAGGCAGTTAAGGTTGGAGAACTTCACACAGATGGAAAATGGCATGAGGCGCAACTTGGAAACAAATACCTGCGCGAGATTAAGCCGGGTATATTTGTTGACGTGTACGATGTGCTCATGGCGTGGAATGTCACCAACCCAGCCCTGCAGCACTTGATTAAAAAGGCGTTGCAGGCTGGCGAGCGCGGACACAAATCGCGCGAACAGGATTTGCAAGACATCATCGATAGCGCAATTCGCGCAAAAGAACTGGAGAGCAAGTAATGCAAACACAGAAAGAACTTGAGATGGTGTATCTTCATGTTGAGCAGGTTAACGGCAGGACAATGATTGTCGATCAGGATGGACGGCAAGTTGCTGGCGTAATCAATTTTCATCTTAATGCTTCGCCAAATGCTATTTCTGTAATCACTGCATCTATTGAAACGCAGACGCGAAGTGGAAATGGGTTAATGAAATTCAACACAGGAGCATAAAATGTCATTCTGCGACATCACAATCGCGCAACGAAACGCGAACTACACCAACATTGCTGACACTTCCGCACAACTGGTATCACTGAACAGCGACGGCAGCGCAGTGCTAAAAATCGGCACGGAAACAGCGCAATTCATCGTGCAGAATCTGTCACAGGCGAACGCAAAGCAGGTGCTGATTAGCACTGGTAGTGTTCTGTTTTTGGCTGGTAATTACAACGCACCAAATCTTGAGTGTTCACTGGTGCGGATTGTGGAGGAATAAAATGAAAATTGAAAAACTATCACCAGCCAGTGTGCTGATTAGCGATGCGGGTAGCGACGTAGTATTTGAACGTGATGGTCATCCTTACCTGGTGGCTCCTGATATTACGATTGAATCTGGAGGGGTGAAATTCCGCATCCCGGCAAAAGCTATAGACCTTGAGATGGTGAGTTGCACTGGGGAGGATGGAGGCCTGGCATTCACCGCGGTTGATGGCTATAACGTTCGAGTTGAGCATCGCGTTGATGGCAATGTAGCTAAATTCACATCGAAAGTGGAAAAGGAACCCAAACAAATAGAGGAATCTGTTGATGAGCCAGCAACATTGCCAGCAGAGTGAGCCGTCTGCCTACATCGTTGCGGATAATCGTGGTCGCCGCTATCTGGTGTTTTCTGGTGGCGTTGAGCATCGGAATGCAATTATGTTTGGCTATGAAATGAAACCACTATACGAATGAGGTGTGAAAATGCCTTTAAGCTTTGGTGAGGCCTTAAATGAGATGGGCATTGGATGCAAGGTAGCAAGAAATGGGTGGAATGGAAAGGGTATGTTCCTATTCATGATAGCAGGAGGAGCATGGGATTTTGAGTGCGACATTGATGGGGTTGACGGGCTTGATACGCTACCTTTTATCTGCATGAAAACGGCTGACGGTAAGCTGGTGCCATGGCTGGCAAGTCAAACCGATATGAACGCAAGCGACTGGATGGTTATTGGTTGACAGTAAAGCCCCATCACGGGGCTTTTTTATTGCAGTGATTCAGGTGGTTTTCCATAGCATTTCTTTGGTGATTTGCTTAGCCTGCATTTCACCGCGGGCTGATAACCAGCGCGACCACTTGCCACATCAGAAGCCATCTTGTCATACTCTTCTCGCTTATCTCTGCTTAGCATTCCCCACCATCAATGAATTGTACTGCGCCTCACACGCTAATCCTGCTTCCCTTGCCCTGTCAGCGTAATCTGCCAGCTGTCGATTTCTTTCGACAGACTTTGCGAGCACGTCGGCAAGCAAAACTCCGGTATCTGCGGCTGGATTGCCAATGGACTCAGTGGTGGAATATCCGACGAGCTGTCTGCGGATATTTGCGAGCTGCTGCTGCAACCTGCCAGACTTAGCAGCAGCATTGACAGCATCATTACGCGCAGTATCAATCCGTTGCTGTGCGTCAGCCTGAATCTTTTGCAGTTCTGCATTGCGTCGTTGCTCCTCTTTTTTGTCTGCGGCTTTCTGTTCGGCGACTGCTTTTGCATATCCAGCGGCATATTGCTGCTCACCATAACTGGACACTTTGCTGACAACCCACAACACGCAGATAACAACAATTATAATAATTGCCAGCGGTCGCCAGTATTTAGCGAGAATCGACATCATTGCGCAGTCTCCGGTTTTCCTTCCTCATGCCGTGCATCTTGCTGAGAATGCCAACCAGCATGATTGAATAGCTCACCCCTTTGACCACGATTGGCGGTAGCGCAGATTTCAGGTCGTCAGGCATCATACCCCACACGTAAAGCATGGACTCAGGCCAGATTTGCAGCAGCGAGCAGACCGAAATCCATGCGCCGAGTAGCCAGTTGCTTAGCTTTTTCATGCGTCCGCCCCGCCTGCGGCCTTGTACACCTGAATCAGCTTATCCAGTTTCTGCTCATGCTGACCATAACCAGCGCCCGGCAGTGAGGCCCAGCGGGAACGGCATTTATGAATAGCATCAGCAATCCGCCCAGTCTCAATATCTGCCATTGCTTTACACTCACGGATTAGCTGTATTGCAATGGCGTCCTGTGATGCGGGGGAGAAGTCAGGCAGGTGCAGTTGCTTTTTGTACGCGTCATAAAACTTAGCCAGCACCTGATAGCGTCCGGCTGCAGTGGATTTGATGCCCAGCTTAGGCAGGCTAATCAGCTTGCGCGGGTGATCGGAATAGTCGGTAAACAGTGAGCCACCTACAATCACATCATAGCCATGATTATTGGTTTTCTGTCGCCCATTATCCGTGCCCTCGCTGTACGCCAGCATATCCAGAAAAGCCTTCATGTTTTTGCTAATAGCCATACCAGTAAACCTCTTTTTCAGCCTTGCGTTTTGCTTTGTCGCCAGTCTTCTCACCCCACACGATGAAATGCGCGACGACACATGAGAAGCAGCGAAGGTTGTGTTTCTTCAGAAGCGTTGATTTGCGGAACGAGTCAATGCCGATGTCGGTGGCAAGGCTTGTCAGCGCATCAAACTGATTCTGCGTTGTCTCAGTGGTGATGTAAGGCGATATATCCACGGCATTGGTGATTCCAAGCGTCTCCATGCCGCGTTGCGATAGTTTCATTCTGCCTCCTGTTCAAATAATGATTAATTCTATCACAATGAGGTTGACGTAGATTGAGTGGTAGTGCATAGTATCTACATCAAACGGTGAATGAGGTGATGAAGATGAAAACTAACAATAGAGAAGAGTTAATTAAACTACTGGAGTTAGCGAAAGAAAAAGGCGCATTGAAGTCAATTGATGATTTGAGCTTGCGCGATATACGCATAGAGACCCCTGATGGCGCAAGATTTCGTATTGAGTGGTATTGCAATCTATGCACACTGAAGAACGCTGGTTTTTCAATGTGGTTTGACTGCATTGAATTTACGCAGACTCACCCATGCTTCCTGAATGAGGTCAGGTTGTCATATCAAGGGGTGGTAACTGGCGTTATCGGTAAGCCACTCGGCAATTTAACAAAATCATTCGAGGTGTAATTATGGTAATGGTCAAATTCAAAGAAAGCGGACGCTGCGGAGTGTTCGGCCTTGAGCAAATCAAAATCCGTCCGTGCGGTAAATTGGTTGCACCATTTGGTCTGGTGCAGATGCGTGAAGTTAAGATTGTTGAATATATTAAATGAGGTTGGTGATGAGCAAGAAAAGCGTATTGATTGAAATTAGCGAAAACCAGTGCGGTGGCTACTCTCTTCTTATTGGTGATGAATCATCTGGACATCGACTATGTGGAGCTAAGGTCGGTGGGTGCGAAACGCTGGAATCATTTGATGTTGATGTTTCTGAGTTAGTTAGTCAGATCGATATGTATTCTGGCTCTCGTTACTCATCACAACCAGAGCTACTATCAGCACTCCAGCAACTACTGGAAATCTACGACGACAACTCCGGCAAAGTCTGGACAACATCAAGCAAGCGTCGCGCTCTGGATAATGCACGTGCGGCGGTTAATAAGGCGCTGGGAGAATAATCATGTGGCTTGTATTTAATATTGGATGTATCGAATGCGGTGTCTCATTAAATGTCGTTGCAATTTATCCAACTGAGCAGGAGGCTAATGCGGTGGCTGAAAAACTGAATGACGTTCACGCATGGCGCGAAGGTGGCCAAAGCTCGTATGAGGTATTTAAGCTGGGTGAGTTGCACGAGGTTGAGGGTGAATATAAAGAAATACTTTCTGACGGAGAAACAAAATGAAACTTATCGACCTGTTAGTTCAAGAATTACCTAAGCGTGGCGGGTGGCCTGAGGATGCGGAATACTGTCATCTAACACAATATGATCGCCACTGCTTAACTATTGTTTTTTCCCACAGACAAGTTGGCGCAGGAAATAATTCAATAACATCAAAGGAAGAGATGGTTTTTTCTGGTATTGGTGGCCTTGGCGATACATTGTATGGTTGCATAGTTACAGCTAAAGAATACGAATCAGCACTCGCAGCATCGCAAAATCCAGCATGGGACGGCGAAGGCGTCCCGCCAGTTTGGTGTGAGTGTGAATGCCATGTTGATGAGGGTGTAATTCATTGCATTGTTGTTGGTTATGATTTTGACGGAAAGGCTGTTGTGATGCGCAACGTTCCTGCCTGCAAATACTTCTCCATTCAGGCTAACTCAGGGCGCATAAAACCGCTACGCACAGAAGCAGAAAGGAAGCGAGATGCAGCAATAGAGGCAATGCAGAGGGAAGCTGATGAGGGTGACAACTGGATTTATAGTGAGTACGAAATCATTTACGACGCCATTGCAGCTGGCAAAATTCCCGGCGTTAAACTGGATGATTAAAACAATATTCAGCATCGTAGAGATATTGTGCTATGCGATAATAATATTTGTTCTGTGCATGCTGATAAGATAAAACCAAGCCCTCACTTAGAGGGCTTTTTGTTGGCTGATTGCCACGCTTCACGCTGCTTATCAAGTCTTTCCTGTGAAGATTCAAGGATTACCGGCTTACCATCCATTAACAAAGCCGGAGTCTGTGCGCAGTGGCAGTTCCTGCGGTTTGCTCCCTCACTATAGAACGTGTCAATCTCCTCTGGCGTATAAAACCGTCCGTGTCTCTCCGCGTGCGTCTGGCGTGTTGTGCGCATCAATGCTGATTGCCACAGCATCACCGTCTCAATACCTAATTCCTCGCGCGCCTCAATGACTTCCCGCCTGTTAGCCTGCCGCAGTGTTCCAGTGATTTCTGTCTGCGCTATCTGTTTCGCGTAGCTGTGAGACACATCGACGCGCTTAATGATGTCAGATTCAACATCACGAGGGTTAGCGCCACGGGCAATTCCTTCCATAATGACAGATGCAAGTTGTTGCCTGGAATAATCACTCAGTCCGCGCCAGTCTGAGTATCCTTGCGTATAAGCCAGTTGCAGTCGATTCAGATAAGGCTCACTGTAGAGTATCGCAGCAATCGGTCGCTGTTCAGCATAAACAGGAGACAGGCTTGATAGTTCTGAGTTTGCCTTCTGCGTTCCGGCCTGATACGCATCACCGATGAATACATTGGCCCACATCCTGTCGTGTCCGAAATCGTCACCTTCAAGCAGAATCTCGTCAATCAGCGCCTGCAACTCATCCATAAATGTCGCAGCGCGTGCACTGCTGAAATCGTAGAAATACAGACCACTTGATTCTGCGTTGGTATGACTGCTCGGAATGGCGCGAAACAACTCAATCGCACGAGTCCTGAGTTGTTTGTATTTGCGCGTTATCACCTTATCCATTTTCGACAGGCGAGTCGCAGCGCCTAACGGGTCCGTAAGACTCTGCGATATGCGCGGTTGTGGAAGTCTGGCGTTAAACCGGAGTATCTTCATCTTCATCTTCCGGTGGTGTGTCTTCGCGATAGCTTTCGTCAAGTTCAATTGGTTCCATACCAACCATGCCGCGCGCCTCATCGACGGTCAGCAACGCAGATTGACCAGCATCAAAGAACGACTTGTTCGCAGTGGCGAGCTTAGCCAGCAATTCAGCTTTATCCAGTTCCGATGGAGCAAGTAAATCATCCCACTTAACCTTGTAACCATTCGCTGGTGCTTTATCGACAATGCCGAACTGAATCATGCGTTCAACGAACATTGAGATGACATAATCAACCCATGTTTCACGACGTTGTTTGGCGGTCATCGCCTCCTGCATTTTGTCCTCATCGCTTGCAAGGCGTCCAGTTTGCTGACCAAAAATGACGGTGAACGGAAGCGCCATTGATGCAGCGAACTGGTTGGCAGCCACTTCCCATGTAGGTTTCGGGTCAGATGGCGTGACAGCAAGAACCTTCGCATCCGCCCCCATTGTGAACATAGCGGCGTCAATGCCTGAGTTCAGCGCCTCAATGTTCTCATTCATGATTTCGGTTAGCTCTTCGATATCGACACCCATCGACTGCGCGAGGCTTGCTGGCGTTACGTTATCCTTCGTGTAGTTAACAGCCAGTTGGCGGCTTGCATTCTTCAGGAAGCCTTCCGCAGAACTGCCGGAAACCTTCGCCATATCGATAAGGCTGTTGTAGCCAGCGCGTAGCATCGGGATACCGCTAAACATGCTGCCGTCAAAACTACCTTCAGCCAGAATTATGATGCGGTCAGGATGAATCTGCACTGAACGCTCAGGCTTGCCGTCACTATCGAAATCTTCCACGGCGCTTTCCTGATATTCGTACATCTCAGGCATGCCGTAGTCTTCGCTGGTTTCGTCGTTATTCCATGCGCTAACGCGTAGCTGCTCCTCCCATACTGGAATAAAGCGAACAATGGATTTATCTTTAATGCGGCGTGTTTTGGTGATGTCTACAGGCTCACTCCACTGTTTGCCATCACGGATTTGCAGGATAACAGCGGAATAGCGGTTGATGGCGTTGCGCTTGTCAGCTTCTTTGATGAATGGGTATGCGCGCTTCATCATGTCGTTGATGGACAGCTCCCACGGCGTTGAGTTCTTGTCATCCTCGCCATCTTCGACAACCTCAGGGTATTTCTGCCAGCATTTATTAATAATGCGATTAATGCCAGCGGCGGCAGCTGGATGTCGCTCGTATGCATAGCGGAACATCTCGGCGGTGATTTCCTGCGGGTAGCCGCATTCCGTCCAGAGTCTGTCGTGCTTCTGGTCAAGATTCTTCCCGCCAGCGCAAAGCCGTTGCTGCTGAAGCGCCCGGTTATTGTTCGCCACGCGGTCGCGTATGTAGGCGTTTAATGCATCAATTTTGGACATATGTCACCATAAAAAATCCCATCACGTTGGATGGGATTATAGCATGGTATCAATCATCAAACGCGCGCCTTTTGAGCGCTTCGTTGTCGTGGTGGAATATCGCCAACTCCATTCTGTCTCCAGCCACAAGCCCTCTGCATTTTGCATGAAGGCTGTAACTTTTGGTATTAAATACTCAACTCATCCATACATCTTCAAGTCTCTGTCTGCATATTACGGCAAGCTCATGAAGTTCAATTCTGGTCATCATTCCACCTCCCCGCCATCAATCAATTTCTGAAGCACTGCGATGAGTTTGGTGGCCTGCGTTTTTGTCATAGCAACCTGCTCTCCACATTGATACAGCGAAATGAATTCAGTACCGAGCGTTTCAGCGGATTCAACGTCAATCTCGCCACTCATGTATGAAATTGTTTTATCTTTTGCTAAAAACCCATCTTCTCTTTCAATAATCATCACTCACCTCAGCAAAGTTCGTTATCAGTAGCGCCATGAACAAAGTCATAGCATTTAACATTTGAATCCGTGTAAGCATCAAGTACCGACGCAGTGATAATGGCCTCCTCAGCCGTCTGCCCCAAATACATTGCAGTCATCGCTATGTCTGTGCCGCTACCGGATGCGAATGGCGGGATTATCACGTAAACTGATGGGTGCTTATTCCCTTGGTATTTATGAATTGCGTAGCAGTTACCGCGCTCAGTAAACACCCACAAATTAAATGTCAGTTCTTCAGGTAATTCAAGAATGTCATCAACTGAGCTATTGCGCATGAAGTGCGCACCCCATCGCTCATCACCAGCCGTTCCACTGCAAACAATCAGCTTTGCTAACTCTCCACGAATAAACAATGCGTCACTGGCATTTACGATAAAGGATTTAACCTGATTAGCCATGACAAGGTTGCCCGCCGTAGACTGGCTGTCATGTGCAATTACTTTCCCGTCCCACGCTATTGTGGTCATCACTCAACCCTCTCAAATTTATCAATAACCACAATAAGCCCTTTCTGGATTCCAGTCACCATGTCGCTCAACCAAAATAGTTCATGCGCTGAATTTGCATCATGCGCAGAAATGATCATCGATATATTCTCAACAACGATTCCGTTTCTCAGAGAAACTTCAGCATGAATAAAATAAACGCTCATCATTCACCTCAACAAAGCGGAAACCACTTATCAATGACATCATTGAATTTTCGCATAACCTTTTTCTGCCAAAACTCAAGATACTCAAATAAATTTCTCGCCCCAGAAAATAAAACCCATAACAACCACACAGGCAGGAAGATTGGCAATAAAGCAATCCTGCCAATCTTGCTTCTGTTGCTCATCTTAAGCATCACTCACCCCTCAAAAAATCATTCTTGCAGCAGATACCCTTGTACCCGCGCTTCTCTTGCAGGTTAACGAAAACATCATCAATAACGCGCAGCAGAAAATCCTTGTCGATGTCATACCGACGGCAAATCACATCATCAGGCACGCCAGCCCGCGCCAGCGAATAAACCTGTTCTTTTTCCTCCTGTGTGAATCCTGCATAGCTGCGCATAGTGATATCTCCGGTAATCCTGATGTAGATATACTATGCGCTCGGTGTAGATTGGTCAAGTGTGGTGGTGCAGATTTATCGCCTGCGACGGATTAGCATCCCGCTGCCGCGTTGGACTATGTGGTCATTGAGTGCGTAACGAACCGCATCCCAGTAATGGTTGTATGCATCAACAATATCAGTCAGTACGTTTCCGGTCAGCTTATCGACCTTGTAACTGTACATTGCTGCCTCATTCTGCATTTCCTTACACCGCTCGTGAATGACGATGCTGTCACAGCCTCGCAGCCACGTTACGCCATCCTCGACACTTCCGGGCCATTTTGTGCATGGATGAATATCGAATCCAGAACGCTTGATGTGGCTGATGGTTTCAGGTCGCGCACAGTCGGCATACCATCGTGCACGTTTAGCCATCGGGAATGATTGCTCCATCGCAGCTGGCGTGTCGGTAATCTCAAGCCCAACCTTGCCGTACTCGCGATTAATATAAATGTTTCTCCGCCCGCCTGGTAACTCTTCGATGTAAACCTCAACCATTGCGGTAGGATCCGTGGAAAAACCGAAGTCCATCCCGAAATATGGGCCATGCCATTCAGGTTTAACCTCAAAGTTATCAATGCGCCATTTGCCGCCGAAGACCTGCTCGTCGCTGCGTTTGTTGAAGGCTCCCATCCAAATCCAGCGATAACGGTCGTAATCAGTTCGCTTCATTTGCTCCATGGCTGATGGCAGAGGCGTATCCCAGAACCACGGGTTATCTGAATAGTTGCATTCGATAATCAGAATTTCATCATTTTCGAATATGCCATCAACCATCTGCGATTGATAAGGGGCAATCCAGTTTTTCCACGTCGGGTCTGTTTCCTTGTTGGGGTTGAATGAGCACCACAGTTCGGAATTGGCAGCGCGGATAGTGGGAACCAGAATATCCCAGCTTGTCTGGCTGACGTTCTCTGCCTCCTCTACCCAGCCAACGGTGATGCCAGCAAAACCCTTAACCGTAGTCTGATTGCGATACAGCCCCTTAAAGCGAAATTTAGCCTTAGTCTTTTTGTGCGTTATCTCATTGTTGATAATGCGAAACTCTGATGACTCACCCTTGCGGGCTATTTCGTCAACAAGCTCCTGGTAGCTTGAGTCTTCAATGGATTGCTGAATCTCGCGAAAGCAGGCGAAGCGGTCAGGTCGAAACCTTGCGCGCTCAGTGAGTATAGTGATAATCGTTCTCGTTTTCCCTGACCCACGGCCACCGTAGACAAACTTAAATCGTTTGGGGTAAAGCAGGCGCTCCAGCTTTGCAGGGATCAGGTGGTCGGCATGAGTGGTTGCATTGGTCACATCATCAACGCCAGTAGCAGTCATCCTTAAGCGCTTGATAACGTTTTTCTGCATGTCGAAGATGCCAAAAATGGCTGACTCTGCAACATCTGTCATTGCATCATCAATCTGAGCTTCCAGCTTTTCGATTGCCAGCGCTGAGAGTCGTTTACGAGCCATAGCGAATCCGACCCCAAGCGATAACCCATCCTGATATCCAGAACATGAATGCGAATATGCTGCCAGCAAAATCCCTTGATGGCATAATCGCGCTAATCATGCTCATGGCGATAGATGCCACAAAGCACCACGTAACAACATCACGCATTCTGCTGCTCCAGTAATTTCTCCAGTCGCTCAAGGCGCGCGGCGAGTTCGGTTAATTCTTTCACGTCAAGACCAACCTTAATCATAGATACAACCTGAGACGCAACATCAATTGGTAGTTCTCCACTGGAAACAGATTGAATGACGTCCTCTATCTGCTCAACTGGAGTAGCATCTTTGCGGTATTTAAAATTAACCGGAGGTGCCATACTTTTTTGCACTGGGCTGATGCGCAGGAATATTTCCTTCAGCATTTGCACGCCCTGAGTCGGGTTTTCCTCAGTCATCTTGATTGACGTCCTGATGAATGCGTCAAGGAATTCCTCCTCACCAAGTCCGCAGCGTTTTAATGCTTCAATAAGCCTGTTTCTGTAGCTTAATCCTCTGCCAGCGGGCTGGTATTCAGAGGAAAATTTCATGACAGGGTTTGGATTAGCCATTCTTTTTTCGTCTTTTCGTATTTCGATATAGTTAGTTTAACACAGATAAAAAAGAACCCGCACAAGGCGGGTTGAAGGTTTGGTGATGATATGAGTGAAAGCAATGGTGGTTATGCGTTTATTGTACACCATCATTATCACGCTTGCCAGCATAGCACCATGCATTTTCTGTTCGCGTCTGCACATGAACGATTTCAAGCGCATCAGGGAATGCTTTTGCTACCTTCGCGATGAAGTCATCCAGTTCGTGCTGCTTTGCGATTTGCCAGACTTTTTGCTTAGTGGTTTGCATTATCGAAATCCCTTGTTGAGCACATGTACTTGATGTCATGCACGCCGTTATCTGGCACAACCTCAATGTAATTACCTATCTGTACCATCATGTAGTGACACGTCTTCATGCTGTTCCAGTGCCGTTCCCACATGTTTTGCATTGCGTCGCCAATGTCGTTAAACATAATGCTGCCACTCCCTTTTGACCCATGCTACGCGGTTCTTGTTGGTGTGAATCAGTCCATTCATGCTTTCCATGCGGTATGAGTTGTCTGCGTTATTAAACGGGTAATCACGGCTGAGTTCGGCCTTAATGAATTGCGACTTCATTAACTGCAACGTCATATCCCTTTCCGGGAATCTGCAACCTTTGCTTGCAAGGTATAAACATAAAGAACCGCAAAGCCCGACGCGACGACTAAATGGCTCACCTTCTGGTGCTCCAGCATCAATCCAGTCCGAGTATGCTTTATAGAAATCAGCTAATTTATTAAACATAATGCACAACTCCTGCAATAGCTGCTACCAGTGCCAGCACATAAACAACAAGAAAGATTTTAGCGCAAGTGGTATATTGGCGTCGTTGGTGGTTGTTCATGAGTATGCCTCCACTAAAGCGTGCGCCACATAGAGCGCACTGATAATTAATATGAAAGGGTAGCTATTCACTTTTAGCCAGGCTTTCGAATTGCTGGTTGGTGGTGTCGCAAGTCATATTTGAGTTAGGCTCACCATCATCTTTCAAATAACTACCTGCGACAATGCTGTTTATGATACTGTCAGTGCATGGCGTAGAAAGCTGAGCGTCTGCAGCAATTTTCATTACATCAACATCTGCATATCGAATGCCGAGGTGTATCAGACCGGATATCCCGGATTTGAGCTTAATATTCTCATTAATCAGTTGTGCTAATTTTGATTCAAGTGCTGCGTAGTCCTCGTAATTAACATAAGCACCATCGCCACACTCATCCATAGACATGCCACCAAAGCAAGAGATGTCATAACGCTTCACATCACTCATACCCCAACCCCCATAATTTCTTCGTAATAACCATCTTCTTCAAACTCAATCTTCGCGATTGTGAGCGCATCCTCATCTGTGATATCAATCGCTTTGAATTTGCACTTTGCATTCACAGTGTAAAGTGCCAGCAGTAAAGGCTTGCTCCACCAGTGAGCGCGTTTGATGTTTTTGCGCACTTTGCAAAATATGCTTGTGCAAAACCAGAACTCGTATGTTTTTACTTTTGCCATGTCATCACCATTCTAAATAAACCTGCTGAATCGTGTTCAGAACACGATAATCAGCTCATCCATTACTCTTCGCTTACCTTCACCATTAAACACGCGCACAACGCGGTTTACGCGAACAGATTCCATTGCATTGCGTGCCTGCTTGCTCATGAAGTTCTGCGCGCCAACGTGACCAAGTTCTTGTTCCAGCTTTTCGCGACGATAGATAGTCTTTGCCATTTGTTATTTCTCCGTGTGCGCCTGATACATTGCCTGCCAGATGAACACAACGGCATCGCTTAGCTCATCATCAGTTAGGTAGTCGATATCGAAGTTTTCAATAACCTCACGAATACCTGCTTCAATCATTTCTTCTGTTGGTTGGATTGGTTTGTTGCTCATTTTGTTACTCCTTATATCCTGATTTAGAAACTGCCACTGCGATGACAATAAACGCCACAATAACCAGACTGGCGATAAGTTCGAGTGCTGCGCCTGTCATTTGCTGAGTCCATACGCTGAGATTAAAGGCTGCATTGCTGCGTTCCTACAAGTCCAGGCTCAGGCTTCAGTGTTTTGCGTCTGTAGGTGACTTTACTCATTATTACCATCCCTTATATTTTTAATTTCATCTCTGATACCATTTCTGTATCTTTCAACCTCGTCATGGAAATCATCTTGATTGTTAGTCTGACCAAGGCTAAATCCACGTTTAAGCCCATCTACATATGACACATCTGAAATTTTGCAACATTTATCATTAAGATTAATGAACTTAATTGCCATTCGTGCCATGGATTTTATTTCTTCGCAGTTAACCATTCCATCACAATCATCAGCAATTACCCAGTCATCATTGAGTATTGCCTCACATTGACTTCTTGTAAGTTCAGCTATTTGCTTGCTCATCCTCACTACCTCATTCGTTGTTGATGCATTCAATCTACATCAGTTGTGATTCTACGTCAACAGCAACTCGTTAAAAACGTGCTCGTGGGGTAAATTTTTGCCCGTGGGGCAGGTCGTGGGGAAGGTTGGTTGCCCCACGTTTTTTATCGTAAATTATTGATTTTGATGTTTTTATTTTTCGTGGGTAAAAAGGGGCAGATTTCATACCCATCCCCTTATAAATATATTCAAATAATCCATTTGTTAATATTATGTTAATTACTATCTATAATATGAATAATAATATTACCCATTAACCCAAATAATAATAATTATATTATATTACATATACTTAGAGTGAAACTTCGTGGGGAAGGTTGGTTGCCCCACGCTTTACCCACGTTACCCATAGCTAACCATTCAGTCTCTTAAGCCACACCAGAAATGATGTGGTTGCTATTTCGTTTATATCTTTATATAATCTTCCACACCATGATTAACCACGGTTGGCGGTAAAAATGTCAAATATGAAACGAGTTCGCGATATAGTCTCAAGAATGAGGGTTGACGAGAAAAAGGTTATAAATCTTAAGACGATAGGTATTGAGGCGCTTATTTTCAGGATGTGCCTGTCCAAGATTTCAAAGAAAAACGACTTTGTGTACTGGACAAAATACAACAGGGACACATGCGAATTAACAATTTTAAGGGTTCAGTGATGATCACAGCGCAAGATATCTTCAATGAAGCAAGGGAATTAAAAGTATCTCCTGCTCGCGTTGCCTTCCATCATGGCATGACACCAAGTTCTAACATGTGGCTTGACATCAAGGAAGGTAAGGAGCGTGATGTAACTTACTCAGAAACAGAACTCACCAGTGAGCACCGGACTGATTTGCTGTCTCGTTATGCAATCGCTGCAGCTCGCGCTGTTCAGTTCCCAATAAATACATCGTTCATGCATTTACTTGGGTGCGTTGCCAGTGCAATGACGAGAAACTTTAGCGTTGAGTATTACCATTCAGAACTTCCAGTTTCTCTTTACGTGGTTACTTCTCAGCCTCCATCAGCAGGGAAAACCGCTATTAACTCAATGCATATGAATCCGGTGAAGATTGAATATGACAACCTTTCCAAAAAGATGGAAAAGCAGATCATAAAAATAAACCTTCGCATTGAAGAGTTGATGAAGGCATACAAAGAGGCAAGCAACCAAAATGCAAAGGCACTAATCGGCGATGATATTGCTCGCGAAAAGGAGAAGCTGGAAGAGCTTTATACGATTACATATCCACTGACTGACGCAACGCCGGAGGCTGTTCAGCATCAGGCAATCCATGAGGGTGGTTTTTTTAATCTGATAAGTGACGAGGCGAGCGTTCTTAACACATGCCTTGGCCTCTCTTACGGAAAAGAAGGTGGAAAGGCAAACGCCGAAGTCATCCTGAAGGGCTGGGATGGTGGATTTATTGGTTCCGCTCGTGTTGGTCGTGGCGTTTCATCTGGTTACGTACTTGGAAACATAAGTGTGATTGCTCAGGATGAAAGTATTGATGCCATTCTTGCCGCTGGCGACAGGGGGAACGGGCTTTCTGAACGTTTCCTGATGCTGCGCGAGCAATCAATGCTTGGCTATCGCGAACACTGGGACATGGTTAATGACTGCCCTGTAAGCAAGCCAATGCCAGACAGCTTGAGGTCGGAATATGCAAGATTTATACATAATGTTGTGTCAGCAGAAAAAACAAAACTGACGCTTCACAATGACTCAGCAAGAATGATAGGTCTGTTGCGAAACCAGTGGGAGAAAAACTTCCTTCCAGGCGGTAAGTGGGACCACGTCCTTCTTCGTGGCGCGATGGGTAAAGCTGATAAGCAAATAATCCGTCTGGCAGCAATATTTCACGCTGCTGAAAACTGGTGCGATGGAGGAAAGCGTTCAAAGATTATCGGTGAAAATGAGATTAGTCGAGCTATCAGTGTTTATGACGCACTGACAAAAACATTCACCGACGCCGTGGAATCAAATGGATATGCTGGCGAGCGTTCTGAATTTGATGTTGTTGCCGAAAAGCTACGCTCTGCCGCTCAGAAAGGAAAAACAAACGTAACGGTGAAGTGGCTTTATGATTCACTTAAAAACGTGCGACCATTCAAAGGTATACCTAAAATTTATGACCGACTCAGATCAAGTGTATTACCATCACTTGAAGAGGATGGTTACTGCGTTTTTATTGGTAATACTGTCCACATTAATCCGAGGTTGAAATGATTCCAGAAGATGATTGGTATGATGTTGAATGGTTTGATTGCTATCTGTGGAGACCACAAATAGGACGAAATGTTGTGGCATTAACTGTTGATGGTGAAAGAATCCACGCAATTTATAATGGCAATAATTTTTTATCATCAAATGATTTGGTTGAAATAATGCGTGTTGCATATTGGTGTTATGATGATGTTTAAGATAAGCAGAGCACACGAACTAAAAATCTTACCTGAGCACTTCTGGCCTGAAGCGCCAGAGTTTAATGAATAACAAAAACCCTCCAATCGGAGGGTTTCTTTTATCTGCTTACTGACATTTTACCTATCAACTCGCCAGCGTCATAAATTTTTCTCCTGATTCTCTTTGCCATCCTGATTGTGTCAGCATCATCAGGCAGCATCACCGGTAGTCCTGCGTTTTCCGCAGCGCAAAGTTCGTCAAATTTATAATTAACTATGCAGCGTAACCGTGCTTTCGTCTCATCGCTAACAGAACGCACCACTTCCCACATATTTTCCGGCGACCAGCAGCACCAGACATGAGCGCCAGTGAAGTAATGGCACTTCCACGCATCGGCATAATCAGATACCAGGTAAATGAACTTTCCGTTGTCTTCTCCGATTGGGCTTATCGCTCCGCGCGTGAGCTTTCCGTTGATAGCTGAGTCTTTGTCGTATCCAGCACGGAAAAACGTTCTGAATGAATAATCATCCATGCCAATGAATGCCACGTTGCACGGCTTCATTGTGTCAGCACGCATCAGTTCAACAGCAATAAGCTCCCCAGATTTACCTCTGACGACGTTAATGTCGCAACCAATACCATTTATCAAAGTCCACTCATTCATTGCGACACGCGTTGTTTTAGCCATGATTGCGGCGACTTCCTGTTCGGTGATGAAGTCATCGTTGTAATTTATCTTCGGTAACTCCTTCCTGATTGCCTCCAGCTTTTCGCGTGGGTGCATGTTCAGGAATCCTCCCAGCGCCTCCAGTGCTTCAGGAAAGCTCATGCCGGAGAGTTTCATCAGCCAGTTCATGCCGCTACCGGAACCGCACTGATTGCAGATTGCTCCGCCATCGCCTTTTGTTTCGAAGTTATCATCAAAGCGATACCTGTCTTTTCCTGAGCATGACGGGCATGGCTGGTGCTTGCCATTGAAAACTCTGCTATCCACATTGACGATAGACATGATGGCGGCCTGCCAGTTGCCAAGCATTTTTGGCTCAATGTCTTTCCAGTCGTATCTCACAAAATCTTCCTGTTGACGATGATGTAGAATCATTGTAATTTACTCGCATGAAACGCACAAGCGTTATTGACTTGAAACGCAACTGAGTTTAATATCGAGGACAAGAAATGGCGATCACTATGAAAAAGTGCAAAAACTGCGGGAGAGAATTCTATGGAACAGCAAGAGCTGAGTTCTGTTGCTCAGGATGCCGACTCAAAAGTTTTAGAGAAAAAAAGAAAGGTGCTAAAGATTGATGTTGATTACGTGACATCAAGGTTAGAGGTCATCAATGGACGCCTATATTGGAAAAAGAGAGAGGAATTAACACCACATCACAAAACATGGAATGCACGGTATCTGGGCAAGCCTGCTGATAACAAGGTTGATAAGATGAATTACAGGCTAGTGATGATTGATGGCGTTTATTATAAAGCACATAGAATTGTGTGGGCTATATGCAAACAGCAAGACCCTGGACTTATGGATATAGATCATATTAATACTATTAAGAACGATAACAGGATAGAAAACCTCAGGCTGGCTGATTGCAGTCAAAACAAATGGAATAAAGGTTTGTCATCAAATAACACTAGCGGATATAAAGGTGTTAGCTGGTTCTCAAGGGAGAAGAAATGGGTTGCTCAGATTTGGGTTAGAGGCAAGAAGAAAGTTATTGGTTATTTTAATACACCTGAAGATGCACATAAAGCGTATGCAAAAGCATCATCAGTTCTTAATGGTGAATTTGGTAGGGTAAAATAATGCATAAAATAGACAAAATGATTTCAAAGATTGACATTAACTTGCTGAAATCCTGCCTGGATACTGGTGATATCGAGCCAAGACCCTACCAGTGGTTGATATATAAGTTAACTGGTGAGGTGATTCGTCATTATGTTGGCCCGAGTTATGTAACAGCAAGCGTCGGTAGCGGAAAGTCACTGATGATTGCCATGATAGCAAAGCGTTTTCAGGAAATGGGCTATTCAGGGATGATTTTATCAAGACAGGGCGAAATAGTGGAGCAAGATGCGGAAGAACTATGGTCGCTTGGTGTTAGAAACTCGCTATTCAGTGCTTCGTTGGGTAGGAAAAGTTCTACGTACCCAATAATCTGTGGTTCTGAGGGTACTGTTGTAAATGCTTTGTTTGATAAAAAGGATGAGTCAGGGAATGTTATTGCAAAAGGTGCGCTTTCTGACTTTTACCCAAGATTCCTGCTGATCGATGAAAATCATATGGTTAATGACATTGATGTTGTTAATGATGGTGATACGCAGTATGCAGTGATAATTAATGAGCTAATGAAAAGGTGCAAAGATAAGCACGGCCATGAGTTGAGAATAATAGGTTATACAGGCTCACCGTTTCGCGGAACTACATCAATAAAAGGAGCTTTCTGGAAGAAAGAGATTATCAACATAGACACCAAGTACATGGTTGAAAACGGTTTTCTTGTGCCAACAATTTTTGGTCTTCATGATGTTGATAGTCTGCATTATGACCTTTCAGATTTTCATGGTTCAGATGTTGATGGTACTCAGGACTTTACCGCCGAGCAGCTCAAGCAGATGCAGAAAGAAATTCTTGAGCAAGGTACGTTGACGCAGAAAATCATGCTTAAGGTTATGGAATTGACTAAAAACAGGAACGGAGTGCTAATTACATGTGCTGGTAAGAAGCATTGTCAGGAGGCGGCAAAATATTTGCCTGAAGGAAGTTATTCAATAGTCACAGAAGATATGGGGTCAAAAGCCAGAAGGAAAGCTCTAAAAGATGCATACACCGGGCGCAAAAAATTCACATTCCAGATAGCCGCCCTTACCACTGGCGTAAATATACCGTTATGGGATACGAGCTGCATATTGCGAAAAATAATGTCACTCACTCTTCTTGTTCAGTTGCTTGGTCGCGGAATGCGCCTGCTAAAGAAAGAGCAAATTGACGCCGGGTATCATAAAGAAGACCATCTGGTTCTTGATTTCTCAGGCACGATGTTTGAGCTTGGTCAGCTATATGAAGACCCAATTCTGGAAGAAGCTGAAGCGCAACGTTCAAAACGAAGTGGTGAACAAGTTCCGTGTCCTAAATGCGGAACAATGAACAGCCCATATGCGCGCCGCTGTATTGGCAAAGATGCATTGTCGCCAGATGGTCGTTGCGAAGAGTTTTTCAGTTATATCCGTTGTGGTTTCGATAAGCATGGCATCCGTATTTTTGATGATGGATGTGGTACTAAAAACGACCCGACAGCTCGCTATTGCCGACATTGCGATCACGTTTTGCGCGACCCGAATGCGGCATTGAATGAGCGTGCGTATACCGACAACGAATGGGCTGATGTTATGGATTTCAAGGTTCAGTTAACGAAGGACGGAGAAGGTATTTTGTATCGCTACTGGATTAATCGTTGTGATGGCAAGGAGGGGTGGGCTAACGAAGTTTTCTACCCTTATGGCGGAGCAACTCACATGAAAAACATGTTCAAGGCAAAGGCTATCTTCCCTCACCTTGATGATAAGTCAATGGCAGGGAAAATCCTGAAATGCCAGAACGCCAAACAATTCATGATGTATGCGGGATTGATTAAAGCGCCAAAACGCATCACGCATCGCATTAATGATAAAGGCCGAGACATCATCCACAGAAAAGATTTTACAGGAGAGAATAATGAAAAAGCGATTCAAGCAGCATGAACTGAGTGATAATGTTTTTGTGTTTGATGATAGCTACCGCGGCGATTGCCCGCTTGAGGATTCAGACCTGATAGCGTTCAAGTGGTGGATGGATTACCGGTTTCCTGATGTGCTGTGGTTCCATCCGTCTCAGGAGACCAAAAGCAACTCAGTGCAGCATCTGGCATCGCGCGCAAGGAAAGGTGTCAGGTCAGGGGTGTCTGATGTGATAATCCTGACGCCTGGAGTGATGTGGCATAAAGCGACGATAGAGTTGAAGCGCCATGATTCAACGCTTAGCAAATGGCAACCCGGACAGATACCGTTTCTCAATGATAGCGCCAACGCTGGTGCATTCTCTGCGGTGGCGTGTGGACTCGACCAGATAAAGATTGCAGTGTTGGCGTATTTTGGCTTGCTTTCAGATGTAGATTGATGTAGATTCAATTAACGATAAATGGTGAGGTGATGAAGATGGAAAACTTACTTATTGGTAAGAAAATTATTGAAGTGAAAATTGCAGAAGACAAAGAGGCGATGCTTTTTGTCTCTGATGATGGAGAGCAATTAGTTGTTATGGTTGACGCTGATTGCTGCTCATACACATGGATTGAGTCTGTAGAGATGCCAGCGCTTGGTCTGCCATTTACAATAATTGAGTGCCAGGATTTAGATATGCCTGACCTTGGTGATATACCTGGTTGCGATTTTGTCCAATACTACGGGGCTAAAATCATCACCGATAAAGGCGAAATGATAATCGACTACCGCAATGATTCTAACGGGTATTATGGTGGCAATATCGTTTGGCCTGGAGATAATTATTTTTACGGTGGTGTTTACGGACAAAACAACTCTAACATGGACTGGCGAGATGTTGAGGAGATGCAATGAAAGTCTACCTAAACAACGAACTCAGCAACGAGCAGTACCATGCCGACACAGAGCATATTAATGGTTCTGGTTTGTGGAACATATATGACAGATGCCCCGCAGCATGGCGGTACAAAGACGAAGAAGATGAACAATCAAAAGCTCTTGTCTTCGGAACTGGCAGCCATACGGCTCTGCTTGAACCTGAACGTTTCGATGCGGAATATGCTCGCATGCCTGTTGTAGATGATTTTCCAAAAGACAAGGATGGAAAACCAACGGTGCTGGTAACTACCGCCGATATGAACTCATGGGCAAAAGAGCGTGGCATCAAGGGGCTTTCAGGTAAGTCGAAAGCAGAGGTGATCAAAATCATTCGTGCAACTGGCGAACCTGTGAAGATTTACGATGTCATCCGTGAAGATGCTGAAAAAGCTGCTGCAGGAAAGCAGATGCTGGAAGGTAGTGATTATGACGCCATTCAGCAAATGCGTGCTGTAATCCACGCAAACAGCCATTACAGTAGCCTTCTTGCTGGTGCTTATGCTGAAGTGTCAATTCTCGGTGAGCTTAACGGAGAGAAAGCAAAAGTTCGCTTTGACTGCCTGACAAAAGGTGGCGACATCATTGACTACAAAACAGCAGTTAGTGCCAAGCCTGAAGAGTTTTTCCGTCACGCTGCGCGACTTGGCTACTTTATGAAGATGGCGATGCAACACGATATGTTTGTTGCGGCATACGGTCACGCCCCACGCTCTGTGAATCTTCTCGTGCAGGAAAAGAAAGCGCCGTTCATTCCTGCTTTGATTCGTTTGACTGAAGAGCAATTACGAATCGGTCGCATTCAGTTGAATGGCGCTATGGAAATTTACAAGGCGTGCAAAAAAGCCAATTCATGGCCGGGTTATTCAATGGGTAATCATGTCATCGAAATGGACACGCCTGAATGGTTCAAAAAGCAGTTTAATTTATAATAGTGAGGTGATTAAATGATTTTCTCAGAACAGAAAGCTAACCTGATTAAGGCGCTGGTTGAGGCTCGTAAGGTGATGAGTAGCGGCGCAAAGAAAAACGCCAAAAACCCACACCTGAAAAACAATTACGCAAACCTTGAGTCTTTTCTTGATGCAATACGCCCAGCGCTTGAGGCTAACGGTCTTATAATCATCCAGAATGCCATTGATGGTGATTCAATGGATGTGCTTAAACTTGAAACAACGATAATGCATGAATCTGGCGAGTACATGTCATCCGTTATGCCAATGCCAGTAGCAAAGAAGGACGCGCAGGGTTACGGTTCAGCAATGACGTATGCACGCAGATATTCCATCGCGGCAATGTTTGGTATTGCTCAGGCTGATGATGATGGTAATGCTGCGCGCAAATCACCAAAAGACGCAGTAGCATTGATTCGCAACGCAGCAAGCATGGAAGAGTTAGCTTCAATCTATGGAGAAGAATACAAGTCGTTCCGTGGTGATGATGCAGCAACTCGCGTTATTGTTGGTGCGTATCAGGAAATGAAGGCAAAATTTATGGTGTCAGGCGAATCATTCAACCCTGCAAAACTGGCTAAACCGCAACCACAACAGCCAGAACAGCAGGAAGAAAAAACCGAACACAAACCAACTCCAATTGAAGGATTTTAATAAATGGCACGCGGCGTAAACAAAGTAATTATTGTCGGCACTCTAGGTAACAACCCTGAAGTTAAATATTCAGCATCAGGCTCTGCAATTGCCAATCTTTCTGTTGCAACATCTGAACAGTGGAAGGACAAGCAGACAGGAGAAAAGAAAGAACAGACAGAGTGGCATCGCGTTGTCATCTTCGGGAAACTTGCTGAAGTTGCAGCAGAATACCTTCGCAAAGGTTCACAGGTTTACATCGAAGGGCAGCTTCGCACTCGTAAATGGTCTGACAGCAATGGCGTAGACCGATATACCACTGAGATTGTCATCCCGCAGATAGGCGGCGTAATGCAGATGCTTGGTGGTAAACGCGAAGATTCTGGTCAGCAACAACCGCGCCAGCAATCAGGACAGCAACCGAAACCACAACAGCAGCATCCACAAAAACAACAAAGCCAACAAGGAGGGAATGAGCCTCCAATGGACTTCGACGACGACATTCCGTTTTGATAATAAAACTAACCCCGCCGAAGCGGGGTTATATTTACAGCAACCTGTAACCTACGTAAGCATTTAACGCCACAACTGCGGAGTTACCTGCAAAATTATTTACAGTTATACTTCCATCAACAATGTCGGCGTTTGCATAGAACGGAATCTCCATACTTACTAACCCAGAGGTGAACTGTGGGCGGATACTCAGTGATGTCCATCCTGTTCCGCTTGGAGCTATTATATTCGACGGCACCGTTATCGTAAATACTTGTGAAGTTCCAGCTGCTAGCCCACTAAGCGACATGTTTAAAACAATGACCCCTCTCTTACCCCTGGCGGCATTAATAGAGACAGAAGCCATAGCGCTTCCCACGGTATAAGTGCCAGCGGGTATATTCTCGTATTTTTCAACAAGTCCTAGCGATACCGAATTTGTAACAGGGCTTGATATAATGTTTACAGGGCGGTCCGAGCATACCGCGCTAGAACTACCAAGGTAGTTTCGCACCAGTACGGAACATCTCGCCCCAGATGCACCATTAAACGTTGCCGCTCGGTCATAAGTCTGGTCGACGGACAGATCAAGCTGGATATTAGTACAACCATTACCTACTACAACGCCTACCCCGGCATTTGAAGGGTGCGCAGAAGCTATTAACTTCGTGGTCACATTTATCCCGTTTGCGTTATCACCGATTATCACCGAACCTGAAACACCCTTTGAGTGCATAATCGCTGGCTGGATATTTGCCCGGTAGTCATTAGCAGATGTCGGGCTAAAGATGATGCTACCCTTACATTCAGAACCAGTGATATTAATGAAATGGTTTAACGCTATTGGTTGCCCAAACCGTGCATTACCGCCAATGTAGCCACCAGAAACGGTCATGACATACATATCATCTACTATCCACGAATAACCAGTGCCGTCGAAAAGGTTTTCCGTGAAATGGAAGCCTTCAGGAATATATCCAGAATTAATCGCCTTAACAGTAAGTCTTGCATCAGACTCAGTAGCCGAACCACTTCCGTACCACATGCAATTATTTGAATAAATTTCTACTATTTTCCCTTCGGCATACATACCTCCTTTAACGTAAGCATAGCAGTTGTTCAGAAAAACCTGACGAACGGCGCCGTACATATAGATAAAGTGATCAATATTATCAGATGAGCAGTACACTCCAGAAATTCGTATGTTTCTCGCATAGTCGGCTGAAGCTGAAGGGGTAAGGGTACTTCCCTGAAAATAGAATACCGACTTTGCAGTACCTGAAATTACACCGCCGCCAGCAACTACGTTAATGCCCTTTTGTATCGCGTCTTCAGCGACAAATATATGATTTTCAATCCCAACGTTACTTGTTATATTTGCTGACCTCAAATCTAAGCTATTACCATCATGAAGATTGATGGGGCGTTCGAGTGTCCAGTCTCTACCAGACATGTCTATAGCATCATGGTTATCTATTGCATTCTGTATTGCCGCTGTCACATCAGAAGAAACCGATAAGTACATCTCTGGCGTGCCGTACTTAATAGTATCTCTCAGGGTCCCGCCGTATGGAGTTCCAACTAATGAAAACCCGTCAGTTGAAATTAAGTTTGTTCTTAACGAAGCATCACCAACACTAATCCATGATCCAAGACCAAATCCGCCAGTATTTTCTGGAGTTGAACCAGCAGTTACTGTTTTAGGAAATTCGCCATCCCAACGGTAATATTCACCAGTAGCCTCGTAGCGCAACACCTGATTAGGTAGTGTCAGTGTCGCACCACCTTCAAAACTGTCCATCGTAATGTAGCCATAGTTGCGGATAGCCTCTTCTGCGGTGTACTGAAATCCTGCGATAGTAAATCGGCGCACACCGAAACGATCGGTGTAGTAGTGAGCGTCAGATGTTACAACCTCATCAATCTTACCGGCATTAAACCTCAGGTCTCGCAGGTCTTCTGACGGAATTGGTTTATTGGTTGGTGTGGTAGCCATTATAATAAATGCTCCTTTGTGAATTTGATGTATATTGTATCACGATGACGAGATGACATATTCGTACATGTCGTTACTGTATTCACTCATTGTTAGCGTTGTTGTTCCATCACTTCCCGGGTTCTTCTGGCTGACAACCCAAAGAGTGGTGTCCAGTTCTTTCTCTGTGCTCAGCACGTAACGGGATTCGGATTGCACGTTTGTACCATCCCAGATGTTTAACTTGAAATCTGATGGAAGATTGCAGGTGAATGTATGCAATCCGGTTACTGTGGCTGACAATCTGTCTGACACGCTGCCGTCAGAACTGGTAATCACAACATAAAGATTATCATCAGCGGTTAGTTGCTCACTGGTTGTGAATACGTTTCCATTGCGCGCTTCAATAACGCCAGTCTGTTGCACGTTATCATACATATCAACTACCTGAATCATGTCACCTACGTTAACCCATTCGCCATCAGCAAGCGCTTTAATTTCCATGCTACGGCGTGAGTAAACAAGTCGGCGACACTCAAGTATTGCACGGTCAACAGCCTGATAGCGATTGCGAACATAAAGCATGTCGAATTTCTTTGCTTTGGTTGGCTCACCTTCGACAATGCCGCTGTCGGTAATTCGATAATAAACGTTGGCCTGCTTATTCGTTGTTGGGTCGCGATATTCGACGTTAACGCCATCATAAGTTCCTGGAAGGCTGATGTCATAACTCAGTTTGTAGCCATCGCTCTGCGTGTTTCTGGTGTTGAATACAGTTGCCGGATATTCTCGCTTTTCATCACGCGAAAAGCTCATGACGCCATCATCCCAGAATGCAGTGACACGAGCCGCATCGCAGATGGTCTGCAGGCGTTCTCCGATGCTCTTATCCTCATCGTCAAACGTGTAATCAAAATAACCCAATCGCTCATCAGGCAGGCTGTCGGCAATTTCATACAGCTTCACTATGTCGATGGTATTTTCTGGATTGCCAGCTGTAATTAGCCAGTTATGCAGAACTGCATCAGCAAAGCTGCGCGATGGAGCAAGCGTGTAGCGCACCGCGCCAGTGTCGCGGTTGTATCCAATGGTATGGCGCGTTATTAATGCATTATATTTCCTGTCACGGCTGCCTGTTGCGTTCTCTGTGGCTCGCACAATCACTTTAACCACTGTATCATCTGGATACGAAACGTTGGTTCGAGTGACTATTGAGTGAATTTCCTCGACTTGCATGATTGACATGCTGTTGCTGTTATTTGTTCTTCGTAGCTGCACGGCATAGCGACCAGTGCCGCCTGATGGAGAGAATTTTAACGTCCAGTAAAAAGTATCCTGCCGTGGCGCTTCACCACCATCAAAGTTGTACGACTGGTAAGTTCCAGGAATCTGATTGTTATCATCATCCAGCCTCCACCATTCAATAAGCGCGGTTGGCCTCGCATCCTCGCCTGCCTGATGGGATATATGTACCCACAACTGATCACCTTCAATTGGCGAGAAATACGGACCGGAAACAATCGGCTGGTTATCTGTCAGGTTGAAATAGGTGTTATTAATCGTCACGCCATTCAGTGACGATATTGGCGCACCTGAGTAGTTGATGCTGTTAATAATAAATGTGTACCAGTAGTTTACTGGTGGCAATCCACCATCATCAGTTTCTGTTGCCGACACAAGTCTTCCTGATAGCGTGACATTTTCGGTAACAGATGCACCACCTCCCTGCGCGTATGTGATATTTAGCTTGAAAACCACGTCATGAGGCATGGTAAGGTCAACGAAATAATCGAATGCTGAGTTTTTCGGTATCTTGACAGCAATCTGACCGCCAGCAAATTCCGTTTCCGTGACCGTGGTTGTTGTTGCAGTTTCAATGACCACTGGTGGCGGGTCGGTATCCAGTTCGTTTGGCCCGTATAGTTCCTGACCGTCAACATCATCAAATGCGTAAGGTTCATACACGACAGGAATGACCTCTCCCGGCTGATAAATGGTGTAACTCGCACCAGCCAGTGAGCCGAGGTTTGATTCAGAATAACGCACGGATGATACATCATACTTACCGAGGCCAAAGTTCATGAACTCGGTGACGTATTTAATATTATTGATGTATTCGAATAATGATTCCTGAAGCAAGTCAGGAAACGCACGAATCTGTCCGAAGTTATCAGGACGCGCTTCTCCGTTGCGCGCAATATTGGTTTGCGCTTTCAGGCTGGTGTTAGGTGATGTTTTGGAGCTGGTATCCGTTTTCGGCGTGGATACCTTCGGTGTAAGGAATGAGAAAATCTTCGTTACTGGCTTCAGTATAGCACCGATCAGGTCGCCAATTGCGCCGGATGGCTGGCAATAGACATTGACAACGTCGCCATCGCGCAGGCAGAAGGAAAGCTCATCATCTTCGCCAAGCATTCTGCCATTTACCGCAATTGAAATGCTGGCTGGCAGGTTTGATTTATTCAGCCACTTCCACAGGTTTGTGCCCGCTGGCACAATTCCTGTTTCTTTCGGCGTGCCCGGCATCTTCTGAACATGAATTACTGGCATAGGTGAGAAACCTTAACTTTGTTGATATTTTTTCGAGTGTTCGCAGCCTGTCAAATCTGACTGCCGTTTTCTCTCGCGCATGAAGTATTCTATCACGGCCCCATATCATGGCGATGTGCACAGGAACGTTGCCGCGATATGCCACGACAACATCGCCAGTTGCCGGTGATTTCGTATCCTGCCAGAACGTCACTTCACTATCGAAGCATGTAACAAAAGAGCCGCCATTATCGTAGCTGTTGTCATGATGAACATTGATGCCACGGCACAGGCGGTAATAAAGCACCACCAGCCCCCAGCAATCAACCGCGTCAACATGGCAGCATCTGTCCTTGTACGGTTTGCCAAACATTAACTGCGAAAATTCTTCATCAGACATTACGCAGTCCGGGGAATTGAGCGATGTCATAAAGTTTTGCCACATTTCCTTTGATTGGGTTTTTGATTGACAGCGTAACAGTAACATCAGAACCATCCATAGCCACGTCGCTTACATACAGGCGATATGGCTTTAACGGTGTGTTGGTGTCAGTCTCTTCAAATCGCTGATACAGTGCACTGATTGGCTCAATGCGACCGGAACCAGTCCACAGCTTCAGGTATTGCTTGAAGTCATTAGCCAGACGTGCAAACTTGACGGTTGCATTAATTGCTGGTGTATTCGACTGCTGAGACTGCGTGATGTCCATGCGCACTGGCAGATAGGTTTCACCGCCAAGCACCATTTCATCCAGCACATTAGCCACAAGTCGCACATAACCAAAGGAAGGATGATAAAACGTTATCGTGTCGAACAACGACCAGTTAGGGCGCTTTGCTTTGTAATCGCGTAATGATGGCATTATTGGTACTCCGGAAGAAGCCTTGAAATATTGATGTGTATATAATACACTACCAATGTCACGTAGGCGTGGAACCCGAAATGACACGCAAGCAACAATGAATTTAACGCCCTTGTCAGTATGGTTTTGTTGCAACCATGTTCCACCTGACAGGGGCGTTACCTTTTTGGAGGCAAGTATGCTTACGCAAAAAGAGCTTAAGTCGTTACTATCATACAACGCTGATAGTGGTGTTTTTAAATGGCTTGTTAACAAATCAATTTCCGTGAAAAAAGGTGATATTGCTGGAAGGAAAAATAAAAGCAACCACATCACAATAATGATTAATGGAGTTAGATATCAAGCAAGCCATTTAGCGTGGCTGTATGTCAAAGGAGAGATGCCATCAAAGGCAATAGATCACATCAATGGTATTAGGAGTGATAATAGAATCGTCAATCTAAGAGAGGCCACGCTATCCCAAAATGCAATGAATAGAATCAAGGCTGCAAACAACACCTCAGGATACAAAGGTGTTAGCTTTCACAAGCAAAGTGGAAAATGGCAGGCAAGCATAAAGATAAATGGGAAGCAGAAATATTTGGGCTTGTTCTTGTCACCAAAGCAAGCCCATAATGCATATGTAAACGCCGCAAAAGTCATTTTCGGTGAGTTTAGCAGATTTTGTTAATTGCTGTGTTCTGGCAGTTCTCTGTTTACAGTTTCATCAAGGAAGCTATACCATCTGTAATCAAGTTCAACCAGAACATCATCAAACTCGTCCATCGTGTTATTGAGTTTCTTAGCGATGACATTGCCAGTCCACGTAACCACTCCACCATCAATACTGGTCTGCACCGGATAATCGGTAAAGTGCAGCGTCTGCTCCTGTAATCCGCTGCCACCTAGGTCAATCATCATGGTAAACCAGTTGTTTGCTTTGTTGAGGTAGTTGGGGCTACGCAACCACTGGATAAACGCGCGCTCCTCAGCCAGTGTAAAAATCCACGTCAGGCTCCATGTCGCCGCAATATCAGTTGTCAGCTTCTGAAAAATTGGTGCACCAACCGCAGGCTGGTCGCTGCGGAACGGGGTTTGCTGTGTCAGGTTTTTACTGGCACGCTGTGCGAGTGGCAGCCAGTCAGGGTATTTGATGATAGTCATTATTCGGTTGCTCTCCTGTTGGTATTAAAGTTCCTTGAGATAGATTGACTCATTGGGCCTCCTTCATTCATATCGGATATAAATGTCTCAATAGTTATCGAGCCATCACCGTTATCAGTGGCTCTGCTTGTTGCGCTAGCATTACTTGAATTATTGTAAACGCTATTATAAACCACAACGCCACTACTGCCGCCTGTCAGGTCTTTGTTGCTAATTACGCGCCCGCTGTCTCCCGGTATCATGTACTGATGACCGTTTGACGCCTGGAATATCTCAGGGAGGTTATTCTCGCCCACCCTGTACATTGAGCCTTCCTGAGCTGGTCCGCCATTTTTCAGCGCGCCAGCAATGGATAGTGTCTTTGCAAGACCAACGGTTGAAGCAATGCCAGTCTGTGCTGGCAGTGCGTTGCCCCCAGCCGTAGCAAGTGAGGTCATTGCCGCTGCTGGTGCCATAGCCGCTGCAATAATTTGCGCCTGAGCCGCTGCCATGCCTGATGCTGCTGTCATTCCTGCTGCACCCATGATAGCTGATTTGGCCCAGTCTATACCCATTTGCACAAACGCATTGATAACACTGGACAGGATGTTTGAGCCAATTGATCGCAGAGCCTCTGATACAGACATTGAGCCAGTAAGGATACCAGTAAGCGCATTTCCAGCGGTCTGCCCGAAAGCATCAAACGCCGCCGCCGCCGCTTGTGTGGCTGCGCTTTGCTGACTCCACTCCTGCCACATTGCTTCAAGTCGCTGCTGTCGGTATTGCGCTTCAATTGCTGCGCGAGTCTGCTCAATCTCCGTAATTTTCTGCGGATATGCTGCGGCGTAGGCGTCAAGGTCAGCCATGCGTTGCTGGTATTCACTATCAATGCCAGATGTTGGCGACGCAATGGCGCGCAATCCCTGATATGATTGTTCTATGCGCTGCTTTTCTTTCTCCGCAGCCGCCTGTTCCTTCAGTGCATTCTTCTGGTCCCAAATCTTCGCAGCGTACTCGCCAGCCAGTTTTATTTGCTCCTGAGTGGCAGCTTTGCCAAGCGATTGCTGCGCGTTGAGAATTGCCTGTTCGCGGGATAGTTCACTGGTAGATGTGGCATTGAGCATGGTTTGCTGGCGTAATTTCTCCAGCTTTTCAGCTACTGACTCAGCTTGCCGTTCTTCCGCGCTTTTGCCCTTTCCTTTCCCGTCTTTTGGTGGTGTTTGCGGCACTGTCAAATGAGCCTGAGCTTCTGCTGCTTCTCCTGTTGACTTCGTTACGGCATCCATATCTGAGACCAAAGTTGCAGCCTGATTTGCTACCGCCGCTATCGCCTGATTTTGTGCCGCCCATCCGTCAACGCCAACCCATGACCAAGTTCTCGCCCTGCGACTGAACATTTCTGCAGTTGACGTCAAATCAGAAATAACCTCTGCCGCACTTACAGATTGACCAGTAAGTCTGTTTATTGCTGAAGTGATGGAATCAATAACAGAAACAAAAGTGGAACTGGCTCCGGTTGCTTCGTTTATGCTTGCTATCATTTTTGCAAATGATGTTTCAAGACTACCAGTCGCCTGAGATATAGAGCGCGGTAGTTTTGCAAACTCAGCATTGACCACACTTGTCCTGTCCTGAATGGCATTCAGTGCATCTTCTGCCGTCAGTTTTCCGTCAAGCATTCTGGCGCGAAGTTCACCCATTGAAATACCGAGACCAGCGGCTATCTGGCGTGCAAGTTCAGGCATCTGCTCAAGGATGGAGTTGAACTCTTCTGCGCGGATTGTGCCAGATGCTATTGACTGACCGAACTGACGTAATGCATTCGCCATTTCTTCGGTTGATGATCCGCCAATTCGACCTATTTTTTGCAGGGTATCGGTAAGGTTAAGAACCTGCGCATTTGTCGCGCCAGCCTCTTTCAGTGATGACGTCAATGTTTCCCATAGCCTCGTGGTATCACTCAGGCTTGCGCCAGTGGTTGAGGCGATATTTGCCAGTGAACTGAATGTTTCATTCGCGGTTTTCGCGTCAGTTGACAGGCGGGCAATCCTTGCCTGAAGCTGCGTCATGTTATCAGCAACCTCAAGGAATCGCTTTCCCCATTCGATAATCAGTGATACGGATATTGCGCCAGCCAACATCGACATGCTGGTTTTAAGCCCTGAAGCTGCGCCGCCAGCATTCTTCATTCCGCTGCCAGCGTTGCGCGCGCCTTTGTCCAGCTTGTTGAGTTCTCCGGTAGTCTTGTTTAGTGATGATTCAAGGTCATCTAAAGTCTTACCGGCTGTTGTCGCGCCAGCTTTCAGGCCTTTAACATCCATCCCAACTTCATAGACAATTCCGCCGACTTCTTCAGCCATTATGTATTCCTCGCTTTTTTCGCTTTGCGTTCAGCCAGTGCCTTCATGCGCTCACGGTCTGCTTTAGCCTGATCGTACTCTGCCGCGCGCTCTTCTTTCGTTAACCCTTTCGGCTCTGGATATTTATTCTTAATCATCATCTGAAACTCTGTCATGGACAGGTTTTCTGCCTCATCGCGCGTCATATCGAAGTGCGTGCGTGCTGAGATGATGTATTGCGACGCATGAAATTCGTTTGTGGTTTTCTTGCCTTGCTCTTCCAGACGCTCAGGTACTTTGAGTGGCGACTTGCCAATGATGCCGTGCTGCATCAGATTGCGAGCAATAATAATAATGTCGCTCACTGGCATAATGCCAGGTACGTATCGCACACCACGCGGTGTTGGCTTCCATCCGCCAATCAGCACAGAAATATCATCCTCACAGCATGACTGCATGACGATATAGGCTGCGCTCAGTACGTGGCGACCATAAACAGGTTTGCTGATGGTTTTCATAACCTGCATCTGCGCGCCAAATGGCAGGCATTCGACGTGCTGCAACGGCGCAACATAATCAATGCCATTGAGTCTGGCATACACCTCGACGATTTCTTTTGGTGTGCCGATTTCATTCATTGCGCGGAATGATGGCTTAAAGAAAAAACTCCTGTCGGAAAGAGAGATGCGCATCTCTCCGATTTCTGTTAGTGGCGTGCGACTGCTCATGTTTGCATCCTGAATTTGACTGATGTTGATTATATCATCTCAGTGGTGTTGACACCTGCGAAGTGGTGATGTAGATTCAAGTCATCGAAACGAGATATTAATGAGGTGAGTTATGGATGTTGTTATTTTGTTGTTTTTCGCCGGATTGGTGATATTTGCTTATCTTCTTCCATCATTTGTGGCTTTGCAAAGAAAGCACACAAACACGACAGCAATCTGTGTGCTGAATATTCTTGTCGGATGGAGTTTTATTGGGTGGGTTGCAGCACTTGTCTGGGCATTGGTTAAAAGTGGCGACAAGAAATGAACGAACAAACAAAAGCTGACCTGATTTTCTACATAGATTTGTATGTCGATGCAGGTTACGACTACGAAGAAGCAGAGCGTATGGCAAAAGACCTGCTTCGTGTGATTGGTGTGATTTTTGATGAGGATAAGGTGATATGAGCCAGTGGATTAAGTGTAGTGATAGGATGCCTGAAGAAGGCGAGATGGTTATCACAGCATTTCGTGGTGTCGTTAGAACTGCGGTATGTAAAGTTATCGACAACATTGGCAGTAAGATTTTTGTTGGTGAATTAGACCGCTGTCACGGCATTCCAGCTACCCACTGGGCCAATCCACCAGAACCGCCACAAGAATAAAACAAAGCCCCTTTCGGGGCTTTTTCTTTATCAGGATACGGTGCAAGCCGTGCTGATGATAATTTCCGGGTCGGTAGACGAATCAGTTACCGTGACGGTATACACACCAGCGGTAGGGCTTGACAGTGTTGCACCGGATTCACCACTAACTACCGCGCCATCTTTGCGCCATACATAAGTGTAAGGAGCGACGCCACCTTCAACAGCAACAGTTAACGGGCTGCCAGCAGTGCCAGTTGATGGCAAGTCTGTAGTGAATGCCAGAGGCTCAAGGCTTTCAACGGTGACACTGTCAGAATCGTAAACCTTGAACTCAAGGCTACCAGTAACGATGTCATTCGTGCCGCCTTCGTAGCTGATGCTGGTGATGTTGCAGTACGCGGTAACGATAGTTGCACCAGTCACCTGACGCACCCACAAGGAAGGCTGGCGACGCGCCTTCAGTTCAGTGGCGTAAATCTCAACCAGACGATGGAAGCCAAATTCATCGCTCGGGTCATTCTTGCGGATTTCAACCTCTGCGCTGATGGTCATATCAGAACTGGTAACGAGAGTGGAAACGAAGCCGCCAGTGGTGTCTGCCTCCGAGGTGGTAGTCTGCGGCGAGTAGTCCACGCCTTTACTGGTGGTTGAGCCTAAATATTTCCAGTCTTCTGCTGACGGAACTGCGTCACCGCACCCTTCAGCAAGGAACAGGCGGGTCATGCGACCGACAAGAACGCCTTTATCATTTGCACAAATAGCCATTTCGATCTCCGAATTGTGTTAGCTGCTAACGCGATGATTATATCACAGGTGTTGACAGTGATTATTTTGTGGTGTAGATTGTATTTCAGATAGTTTTCGTGAGAGACTTTGCTGACTTTTTATAAACTTACCACAAAGATAAATGAAAACGATGATGTTGTTCTGATTGCGGCGTAATAGCCTGTAAGTCAGTAAGGTATTCCGACTCCTTGTAAGCAAATTCGGCGCACTGCTTCCCTGAGGTGTGATTAATAAGTCAGGGAACATAACAGGTAAGGGCATTGCACGCGCTTGGCGGCGCGGTGAGAAAGATGTGAATGCGTAATGTATTTCCTAGCCAGAGGTATGTATCGCTCGCGGAGTATCACAAGCAGTGCTCTTTCCGTTGTGGTGAAGCTCAATGGCGAGATAGCAGATAGGCGACAGTGAAAATACTAGTCATGTAACTGACCGCCTCGCGTACTGTAATCGGCAGCGCACCGATGGAAGCAGGTTCGATTCCTGTCACCACAACACTTAACATCCAGCATTATCGCAATCATATATAGGGGTATGTATGGGTTACGGGGCTGGATGTTAAGAAAGCACGCTGGCAATGCTTAAACCAGTAATAAGGCCGCCTCGTGCGGCTTTATTTATTTCACAGCACGCAATAGCAGTTCATGCACTGGTCTTTTTTCTTCTGTCAGCATTGGCCTACCGAGCGGCGCTTGCAACTGGATGTAGTTAACGCATGAATCAATCGGATGTGTTTTGATGTATTCGATAATCTCATTGGCCTTCGCATCGACATCAGCTACGTTGTACTGGCCTTGTTTCCCAACAACATACAGCGAGAAATAGAAGTCACCACCGAGGCCATCCATCACCTGCGTGCCGCCGTTGGATTGCAGAACAATAAATTGCTCGTTGCCATCTCCGGTGTCATTCCAGAACTGCAACTGCGAAGTCCAGCCATCATACAATCCGGCATCCTGAAGATATGCATCAACCAGTTCAAGCATATTCACAGTTTCATCTCCTTCTTAATTACGCCATCAACAAGGTCTTTTGTGCGTTGCGCTGCTTTGGTCAGGAATTGTGGTTCGGCATTTGGGTCCCAGTAGTTACCTTTCAGCGAGCCGCCGCCAAATTCCTTAACTTGCTTCGGGCCGAAATCTGAAAGGTTATTGGTCTTGCCAAAATGAGCGCGTGGCTTTCCTTTTAGTGTCCCCGGCGCGCGGTGAACATATAGCGCATAATCAGCAGAATAACCTATTTTCCCTGTTATCCTCATCCCTGATACCTCCACCGTATCATATTGGCTATTGATAAGGTTTGATGTATCAATTGGCGTTATTGTGGCCGCTTCTGTGCGAATAATATAGTTGGCACTTTTTATTGCTCTCACTGCTTTTTCTGCCGTGATAGTGCCAACTATCTGCTCAGTTTTCCTGATTGCCTCCTGAATACCTCTTAATTTCGCTGACATTATGTCACCAGTGCAAAGTCAGGTGGCTCAGCGCGATTGAACGTATTGCCATAATTAATCACATTCAGAATCTGGTTTGCACCAGCCGCCAGCGGGTCAGCTTCTGTCACTGTGCCAGTCATGATGTAATCACCCACCTTAGCGACAGTGTATTCTGTCCAGAAAGTATTCTTCTGCACAATCTCGTTGCCTTTCGCATCGGTCGATACATCATCGTTAAAGCCATAATCGCACATGATGCCAACTGGCGCATCAAAAGTCGGCTTACCGTACTTGTCAGTTCCGCTCTTATGCCAGATTGTGCATGGTTGCGTATAACTCCAGTTAGCCAGCGAAGTCATTTGCACTTACTCCCACGCACAACCGCAAACCACGGCTTACCGCTTCCGTCAGGGTCTTCCACTAAATCGCCAGTGCATCCGGCTGTATCCAGTAGCTTCATCTGATTGTACAGCGCCACCCACGGCTTACTGCCATACGCGAATGATTGCGAAGCGCCAGAAGGTGCGCTCTGGCTGGTAACGTAACGCCCAGCGGTATTTGCGCTAATCAGGATGGAAGCCCACAGCATGATCGCATTTTGTCGGCATTCATCATTTGGATAGCTCAGTTCAAGGCATTCACTGATTGACGCCACAAGGCACAGAATGCCAGATGCATCTGTTGTGGTAATAGTCATCCCGCGAGATGCCATCTGACTGACCAGTTCTTCAGGTGTTGGTGCTGCCATTTTTTTTCGACTCCCGTACCTTCCACCACATTTCAAAGAGGTTTTTTATTACCAGAGATAGCGCACCAAGT